ACTTTGCTTTATGTTGTTCCCACTCTTCAAAAACCTCTGGTTTAGTCATCTCAGGAATCCAACCTTTCCTTACGTAATTATAACCTTTTCTAGCTTTTGGGTACATTGAACTAGGTTTAAAGATCCTATTAATTGAGGCCCTAACAAAGTTAGTCTCATTGTTCATATACTTTAGATCAGACTTACGTCTATTTTTCATTCTTTCGTCTGTTGCATCTCAAAGTATTCATCAAGTCGTCTTAAGAATTTATGTTTTAATAACCTAAACTCTGGTCCTTCTATGATGAATTCTTGATAGTTATTATCAGGCGTACACATCATAATGACACCTCGGTCCATATTGGTCCCATACAAATAATCGTGTGCCATAGCGTATGCTGATAACTGCAAGAAATAATCCTCGATCCACTCTCTACGTTTCAATCTATTTGATTGCTTAAAGTCTATGATGGCTTCCTTACCTTGATGTACTCCTGCAAGGTCCGTTGATCCTGCGTAAAGACCAGGGTAATGCAAAGTTACTTCTAAGCCAAAATATTCTTCTATGTTTTGTAGTCCGCGTTCAATGATGGTAGAAGCCATTGAATGTGCTTCCTTACCAATGTCCGTTAAATCTTGATATCCTTCACCTTTGATGTGCATCTCAATGATTTTATGCATAGCCGTACCACGCGATGAAGAAACATTAAATACTTTCGTAGCTTCTTCCTCACCTACTTTATGCTTCCATTCACTAAGTTTTAATCTAGATTCTAAAGGTTTGGTTGCGGATAAGATCGTAGTAACTGATGGTAATCTCATACCACTTACTTCATACAATCTTCTTCCATCAACCGTAGCCCTTGTTGACGTAGGATAAATAAATTTATCATTATGCTTCATTGTGTACTCCATATGGTATTAGACAAGATGATCCTAAGTTCATCGTCATCTAATTCACCTTGATTGTCACATTGGTTACAATCCGTAAAAGTTTCTCCAACTTTTATGTATCCATTGCCATTGCAATGTTGACAAATTTTATTTTGCTTTTCCATTTGACTTCTCTCCCTTGTTCTCTTTAAAGAATCTAATCAAACGTCCGATCATCTTAGATCGCGTTCTATTCGTCTTGTCTGCTAACATTCCAAGTTCTTTCCAGTCCTCGATGTTTACTGACAATGACTTGTACTTATTTGGGTTTGCCATTTTCTCTCCTATCTTTTTTGTAAATAATATTCGTAAACGATTTCATTCTTTGCATCATCAGGATGTGCTAACCATTCTTTATTTGGATCACTTCTAATTCCCGATATTTTTTTATGTACTACATCAATGATGGGTCTTTTATATTTTCCATCTTCTGCCTTTGTAGTTGCAAAGTCGTTAATTAGTTTAACCATTCTTTTAACTGCAAATTCTCCATCGCTCTCTCTAGATAAAAAACCTTTGTAATACATAGCTTTTTCACCTTTTTTGGATGTTTGAATCCACTTTTCTACTTCTTCGTATGTCATATTGTTTCCTTTCTTTTTGTTTATTTTCATTATATGGGAATCTATACTAAAATAACAAGTGTTGCAAGAATATATTTTTTATGATAATTTGGTGCTTCTCTTCACCTTTTGTTTGCTCGTCTTACCTTTCTGGTAAGACGGGCACAAATTAATTAAATTGATTCTAAAGCTCTACAACTAAAATTAACTATCAACTTTTGAGAGTTTACTTCTTCAGGACCCACTTCTCTTAAAAAAGACATACCTTTAATAAAACCTGCAGTTGCACAGTCATAGTGAGTGTTATAGGTTGGGTAAAATTCTACAGGATCAGTGCATTGCTGCGTTATTACAGAACATATTTGTACTATTAATAAAAATCTCATTTGCCTTGTCCACGATCCGCTTTCCTACGTGTAGTTCTTTTGTTATATTTTTTATTGTGTCGTCCTGGTCTTTTCTTAGGAGTTTCTTTAAAAAAGGTTATGGCACCAATGCTAGATTTCTTTTTCGCCATCTAACCTCATATCAAATCTCGTTTTTTTATCCGCTAGAACGTATTTTATTACTCCATTAACCTTTTGTTCTAAATCAGATCCACACGAGGTGCATCGATAGTGCGTTGGATGTAAACTTATCAGCAACGTAAAATCACTACACTCAGGACAAATGCCTGATACTACTTCGGTAGAAAAAATTTTTGTGCTCATTTTTTATAATTGAGTATACCACCAGAGATGTCAGTAAGTCCAGTCTCACGGTTTAAATATTTGTATTCTATCTTAGTTAATTCAAAGTCTTTTGCTATTTTTTTGCATATGTCATTCTCATCAAATTCACCACAAGAATAAACATCAAATTGTATCATTGCAGGAACAGGTTCGTCCCAAGTATGCATTACGATGTGTGAAGTTTCTATGATTGCTGCGACAGTTAAACCTCTGTTACCAGGTACGTCTAAGTATTTTGCGTATGGTCCCATTAATACTTTCATTCCAATGGAATCTACAAAATCCCTCATCCAATCTACAATGTGTTCTTCGTCTTTAGGTGGTCGCTTTGATTCAGCTCTTATGATTAAATGTTTATGAACTAATAAGTTAGTTTTCATCACGACACTGGCATTGCTTGATGCCAAATAATTTACAAATGATTTTCTTAATTAGTTTCATTATATGCCCAATACACTAAAACACCTATGATTACAATAGCTATGCCTAGGGTTTCCATTATTTAGGTTTTATTATTTTTTCTATGGTTAGACTACCATCAACATTTTTTGTTATCTCAGCCTCTACTTCACCACACATAAATTTCTTATTATCCATACCTATATTTCTCTCTGCCTCTCTTTTGTGCTTAAGGCAGTCAGAGATTGAGTCTTGAATTCTATGTTCTATCAGTTGTCCATTTATAAATAGACAAAGCGCTATTACAAAACTTGTACCCATTATACAAATCTTCCTTTATTAGGGCCCTTTTTAATCATATATTTAGATGTGCCATTAGCTCCAATCTCTACTTCTTTACGAAGCATTTGAAAAAATTCTTTTTGTTTATTAGACTCCATTTTCTCTTGTGCGTAATGAGTCATTTTAAATTTATTTATTTTATCTCTGTCAGCCATTACATCCTCCAATATTCAGTTATTTGTTTCCACTCACATTCAAAATCTTCACAGGTATAATCATACTCTTGAAAGGTCCCTGCGTTAATGCCCGTTTCCATTCCCATTAGTAAATTTAATATCTCTTGTTGCGTCTTTAAGCTTTTCAACATCTTTTTTTAACTTTTCAATATCTTCTCTAGCTGCTTCCAACATAACTTTAACGTGTAAGTTTTCATCTAACAACTGTTGTTGTTTTTCTGTATCTTCGGCCAGGGCTTCTAACAAAAAGAATTGTTCTTTGTCAACAGGTACTTGATCTGCTTTTTTTAATAAATCTGCTTCCATTAACTGAAGTCTTGTCTCTAAAGTATTAATAGTATTAGTCATACCAATATACATATAAACTGCAAAACCTGCCGCAGCTATTAATGAACCAATAGTTTTAATATCTGTTTTTACAGATGTGTCTTCAGTTATCTTGGACATTATTTATAAAAGCCTTTAAAGACCCAGTCTATAAATTTTTGCCATTGTTTTTTAAACCAGTTAATCATCTTTTTTCTCCTTAAGTTCGTAAAAGAAGTCGTCCGTATCAGCGGTCCTCCATTTACGGTTATCTTCAACATTCCATTCAGAAGTCTGCACTTTCCAATCAGGCACTTCATCCTTCACAGTAAATGAAGGTAAGTTCCATATGATTCGATTGTTTGGCTGGGCCGCATAGTTGCCGTCGTCTAAAGCAAGTATGTGCGCACACTTATGTTCGTGCGGGATCTCTGAATGATCAGTGTCAAGTATATTACTATCAGGATGTGCAAAGTCAACAGTAAATAAATATTTACCGTGATGCCATTTTTTATCTTTGCCTATATATTTTCCAGATGCAGGACCTAAAATATCCCAATGAGTAACAGCAGGATAATAACTGAAAGAATTCCAAAGCTCCAATTCATCAAGTCGTCTGGTGGGAACTCTTGCTGGGTCATATCCTTTTTGAATAAACGCGCTAATAGGAAGGCGATAAAACACTGCGCCGTTTTCCATAATAGCGTGAAATAATATAGCCCTTCCTGTGAGAGCTGATAAACCAAAGATAATGCAGTTTTCAACTTCTCCTTGATGTTTTTTAAGATCGTATAAATATTCTCTACGAATTTGACAATATATCGGTGGTGTGTTCGCATTTAAATAAGCCATTCATTAATGTATTTCTCCCCAATTTCTACCTTTTTCATAATCAACTTTATTAGGGACCTCTAGTGTAATTGCTTGTTCCATAATGTCAATTATTTTAACAGCCATCTCATTTGAATCTACTGAAATATCTAACTCATCGTGTATTTGTATGTGAGGTAAAATTCCATTTTCATATAAAGCTACCATTGATATTTTTGTCATATCAGCTGCTGATCCTTGAATTAATTTATTAAGTGCTTTGTAAGTAAATGCTCTATTAATTCCTGGTCCATACTCTCTCAATGCTTCTTCGTGTGGTAATGGTTTATGTATTCCAAATGTAGCAGGTTGCCACAGATCAAATCTACAACGTCTACCACCATACGTTCTAATCTTACCAGAATCTTGTGCTCGTCTTGATACTTGATCCATTAATTGTTTTACAAAAGGTACTCTTTGATTATATTGTTTAAGAAGTTTTTCTGCTGATTCTTTCATCAAACCTAATTCAGCCATAAGTTTATTTTTACCCATTCCATACATCAAACCTAAGTTAATTGTTTTAGCTTGACTTCGTGGTATGTCAGCCATCTTTGCAACCATACCGTGGAAGTCTGCGCTTCCTTTTTTATATTCTTCTACAAATCCTTGCACACCTTCTAATCTTTGTAATGATGCATAATGTACTAATAGTCTTGGTTCTTGTTGATTGTAATCAAAACAGGCCCAATGACATCCATCTTCAGGTATGAAGATTGATCTGATCAGCGGTCCTAGTTCCTTGTTTCGTGCAGGTATTTGCTGCAGGTTAGGATTAGACATACTAAATCTTCCGGTAATCGTACCACCTTGGTCAGATCTAATTTGATTTATGTCTGCGTGTATTCTTCCTTTGTGAGCAAACTTCATAATCGAATCTATGAAAGTAGAATGTGCTTTGTTAACCTCTCTAGCTTTTGATATTGATTTAGCCAATGGATGTGGATGACTTGCTAAAAAGTTTTTAGTAAATGATGGCGCACCTTTTTCAGTACGATCATAAGGTAAGTTAACTTTGTCAAATGCTTTTGCTACACTTGCGGCTGCCATAATTTGTACGTCAAATCCAGCAATATCTTTTATTTCTTTTAAAATTTGTTCTTCCTCTTTAATTAATTTTAGTTTAATATTTTGTGCTTTTTCTACATCAACTCTTACACCTTTAAATCTCATATCAACTAAACAAGGAAACAATTTAGTTTCAACTTCAAAGATGTCCCACAAATCTTGATTAGTTAATTCTAATTTCATTCGTTGCCAAAGTTTTAAAGTTACTTCAACATCTCGTTCTGCATATGCACCAACTGACATTGCAGGTAATCTCCACATATCATTCTTTGCATCAACTCCCCATTCTTTTGCAGACTCTTGTAATTCTGTTTCATTCTTACCTATGCCAACATATTCTTTTGCTAAAGAATCTAAACTATATCTTAATCTATTTTCATTAACCAAAGATGCTGCTATCATCGTATCTACAATTTCTCCTCTTATGGTTAATCCCAGGGATCTTAACCAACATACGTCATACATAGCATTATGGAATATCTTTATAGCAGGGCAGTTTAATACCTCTTGAATCCATTTTAAGACCAGATTTTTGTCCATATTACCACCACCCTCGTGTCCTATAGGGAAATAGCCAGACCAGCCCTCTACGGCTACGCCAAAGCCTACTACGTGCCCTTTTCCTATAATACTTCCTGATCCCATCTTAATTAGGTCCGGATCGTAGGTTTCTAGGTCTATTGCTATCTCTCTAGCTTCAGCTAGATTAGGTAGTTCTTCAGGTGGAGTCCATTCCGTTTGTGGTCTAAATATTAAAGGTATTTGTACTCTACTCATAATCTCTCTCCAATATCATTTCTAAATAGTGAATTGCTTTCTTTATATCTTCAGCACCGTTTTTATTTTGGTGTCTACAAATGTACTTAATAGCGTTCCCTTCGCAGAAAAGTAACTTATTTTCATTTATAAAGTATGCAGGTTCAACAGCCATCTTATAATGTTTACCACCTACTTGTTTTTCAAGTGATGAGTATTTAACTTCCTTAAACATATTTTTATCCGTCATAGTATGAATGCTTTCTCAAAGT